GTTCGCGCTTGGAGCTGCTGAGGGTTACTGGCGTGATAAAAGTTCTCGCTTCCATTTGGAACAGCGACTATCTGCCTTTTTTACACCTCGCTCCGTCAAACCAGATTTCGATCTATTGAATAAAGCTATCCTTCGTGTGCGTAACATGTTGAATATCCAGAATCTTGAGAAGTTTAACTTTTCACAGATTTGGGATTCGATGCCAAAGAGTTCAACTACTGGGTATCCTTGTTGCACTAAGAAAGGACTTGCACGTGAACAATTGTTTAGACATTTCGCTAAAGATTGTAAAGCGTTACAAAAAGGTAAACTTCCTTATGTTTACCCTTGTGTAGCTGCTTCTCGTGTTGTGATCCGTAAACAACCTGAAAACAAGCCTCGTTTGGTTTGGGTTTATCCAGGACCAATGTCATTCATCGAATCTATTTTTAGTCTTCCACTTCTCGCTCATCTTAAAAAACTTCCTATTTTTGGTTGGTCTTTTAAGTTTATGGAGCAAGGGGCTGGTTGGCGTGAGATTAACCGTCGTTTAAAATTCGGTTACTCTGCCTATAATATGGACTATTCATCATTTGATGCTACTGTGACTGCGTATTTGATCCGCGTCGCATTTGACATCATTTTCGACTTCTTTCCCAAAACCCAATTTAATCAACGAGCGAAAGTTTTTATTTTGGAGTATTTTATTAACACGCCTATTCATTTTTATGATGATGTCTTTGTGAAGCATCGCGGCATTCCGTCAGGATCTAGTTTTACTAGTCTTGTTGGATCTTTGGTTAATTTAATTGCTCTTCAATATTTCTCCGTTACTTTTAGGGTAGGATTGAATTCTCTTGCAGTTCTTGGTGACGATTCTTTTTTTGTCATTAATAACTCAGAGATGCATCCTTCTGATGTACTCAAAAATTTTTCTCTTTCAGCTGGATCTCTTGGTCTCGTCGTTAACACCGATAAGACTGTTATTGATTATGGTTTTGATGAACATGCTTTCAAGTTTCTTGGAATGCCTTTTATCAACGAATATCCTTATTTTGAGCATCCTGTCGATGAAGTTGCGCGTAGAGTTGCACTTCCTGAGAAACGTGACGAAGAACCTTTCGACCTTTTAGTTCGTCTACATGGTCTTG